GCCAACGGCAACCCGACGCACGCCATCGTCATGGGCGGCAAGCTGTGGCGAGTTGTCCTGTTCAGGCACAAGAAGACCCCCACCTGGGGCTGGATGCGGATCGACACGATCAACGACGAAACGGAGTTTTCCGGGCGCTTCTCAACGCTCGCCGCCGCCCATGAGGATGCATGGAAGAGCTTGAATCGGCTGTAGGCGATCGGGACTTCGGGTTCGCGGTCACCATGGATGAGGTGCTAAATTTGGTCCTTGAGCATTCTGAGCTTGCACGCCAAGCCGATAATCCCCTAGTGATGGGGGTTCATCTCAAGATGGCGTCGCGAGCTATGCGGTGCGCGCTTGAGATCTACGGCGATCGCTACGTGCCTAAAGAGGTAGAGTCATGAACGAGTATACTGTCACCATCCGGTTGAACCGGGATCAGTTCGATCACTTCCTCGAGAACGTCGGCCCCTTGGTCGATCGCCTCGTCGTCACCGTCAAGCAGATTGCGCTCACCGAGTTCGAGCCTGTGCGGGCGGCGCCGCAGAAGGCTCCCGCGCCACGCCCGATGCGCGGTTCGAAGGTCAACGACACCATCATGGCCACGCTCGGAGCTGGCCCGCAGCCGGTCAAGGCGCTCAAGGAGGCGCTGGAGAACGCCAACCTGTCGCCGGGGTCGCTGTCGACCGGCATCGCCGCCCTGATCAAAGACGGGCGCATCGAGCGCGTCGGCGACGGCGTCTATGGCGTGACCATGGCTCGAGCGGCTGAGTAATTGGACGAAGCCGCACATAAGCGGAAGCTCGTCGCTGAGATCAAGGCTCTCAGCGGCGGGCAGGCCCGCCGGATCGAGGACCGCTGGGCTGTCGGCGTCCTCGACCTGATTCTGAAGCTCCCTGGCCTGCCCCTGGTCGTCGCCGAGGGCAAGATCTTCGACGGCAACCTGTTCATGCCGACCGAGAAGCAGTTCGAAGAGGGCCAGCGGTGGATCAACGCCGGGGTGCCCGCGCTTCTGATCGGTTGGAAGGGCAAGACCAAGGAGATGTTCGTGTCGCCGATGGCGCGGCGCGTGGACATCAAAGACGGGTGCTTTGGGTCGAGTTGGAAAGACAAGCACTATTACGAGATTCTGCGAATCTACATGCAGAACCATCATGCGTAACTTGAGCGATCTTGATGGTTTCCGGATCCGCAGCGACTGGGTGCTGAAGCAATTCGGCTCTTATGGCGACAGCTATAACGGAGCCTTTCTCATCCCGGTGGTCGGTCAGCAGACCAAGCTCAAAGTGGTCGCGGCGAACGGCGGAGGTTGGGATCACGTTTCGGTCAGTCCGGACGGCGAATCGCGTACGCCGACCTGGGCTGAAATGGACTTCATCAAGCGGATATTCTTCAAGCCGAAAGAGATCGCCTGGGAGTACCACATGAACGAAGACGACCACATCTCGATCCACCCTTATGTTCTTCACATCTGGCGCAAACACAACTTCAAGATGCCGACGCCGCCGAAGGTGTTCGTATGACCGAAGTTGAAGACTGGCACACGCGCCGCAGGCGCTACGACGCCTTCACCGAGACTGAGCTCGGCAAGCTCTTTCACACTTACGAAACGGCGCTGGTCGCTTATTGGCGGATCGACGGCGACGAGAAGATTTCTGATCAGCGCCTCATGGAGCTGGACAACGTCGCCAAGACGGCGACGCACAATTTCATCACCAAACTGATGGAACTCGCAGGGGTCTAAAAGGAGAATGCCACATGCCTAAGAAGAAGAAGCTGAAGAAGAAAGTTCTTCTACGCCGCGCCGCGCTCGCGCGCGCCGTCGCTCAAATGCTCGCCTCGATGTTGGTGCTGCACGTCATTGAGGACAACAAGAAGCAGAAGCGCGATGTCTAAGGGATTTACATACAAATCTTATAGTTTTCAGGACAAGGATCCGATCATCGACGAGATTCGGACCGTCGTCCAACAGACCGGGCGAACCTACAAGCAGATCCATGAAGACAGCGGCGTCTCCACCGCGACGCTGACCATGTGGTTCTCAGGCGCGACGCGCAAGCCCCAGGCGGCGACGGTCAACGCCGTCCTGCGCTCAATGGGCTACAAGCTCGGCATCGTGCCCTACGAAGTGGTGCCGCTTATTCAGCCGATGCGCCACGCCGTCCGGATGGCGAAGATCAGGCGGCGCGGATGACGAATGACGCTTGGTGGCAGGGCGCGCTCGGCATGTGCGCCATCATCACTGTGGGCCTTTTCGCCGTCTGGGTCATCCTGTCGCCGTGGAGGACGCCAACCTGTCCTACCGTCGTCGCCGCGCCTGTCGCCGCTGCTGCGCCCGAGGACGCGCATGAGCGTCTTCTCCATCGGTTCTGCGACAAGGAGGTCGAGATTCTCCTGCAGTCGCACGATTTGGTTGATCTCATCCGCGCCGCGATCGTTGTCCACCAGATCAATTGTGACATCGAGAATCGAATATGACGGTCAAATTCAAGGTGGGCTTAGTCATCACCGGAGAGACGGTCTTCGCGCTTCTATCGAAGTTTCTGCCGATCGAGGACCTCGAGGTCGAGGAGTTGCTTCCCGAACCCGCCGAGCGCGTCGTCAGGATCGCCGCCGCGCCGCCGCGCAAGCTGAAGCGCGCCTCGCGCGGGCCGAACCTGAAGAGGGGCATCAACGGCATTGTCGTCACCGCCCTGAAGGACGCCCCCAAGCGCGCGATCGAACTGCAGCCCCTGATCAAGGCTGCGGGCTTCTCGAAAAATTCACTCAATTCGCGTCTCGAATCCCTACACAAACTGGGCGTCCTCTCCCGCACCAGCGACGGGCGGTGGAAACTCAATGGCTAGCTGTCTGGTTTGTAGAGCGGCTCACGCCCCCTTTGGCTTTAGGCAATCCGATGGCGATTATATGTTTTACTGCAGGGCGCATCGGTTAGAGGACTATGAAATGCCACCGCCTCCATTGGGCTCGCAATCAGCTTTCGACTTTGGGCTCGATGTCGGCGGCGAGGCGGGATTTCTAGGTTTCCTGAAGAGCGGCGGCTATAGTTGGGACACCAAATACGTCGCCTTCATCAAGCATATGGTCCCGCCTGGGGCGACCGGCTCCAGCGATGTCTGGCGGCTCCAGGCCGAGAGGTGGATCGGCCCGCCCGACGACCCCAAGATCGTTGGCTACGCCGTCGCCCGCGCAGAGCGTGACGGGCTGATCGAGAAGACGGGCCGCCACGTTGCGCCGCGCGATCGGCGATCGCATGCGAGCGCGAAGTGGGAATGGAGAAGGACCGACAAAACGTGAGCCCGCTCGACCCAGTTCAGATCGCCGCCCTGGACTTCGCCAGGGACAAGAAGGGCGTCGGTTGGTTCCTTCAGCAGGGGCTCGGCAAGAGCCTGTGCGCGCTCGCCGAATTCAGCTGGTACTGCCAGTTCGACGAAGCCGACCGAATGATCATCGTCTGCCCGAACTCGTTCAAGCAGGGCTGGTCGTCGGAGATCGAAAAGCACGGATTCACCTTCTCGACGCTGGTCTTCCAGTCGTCGAAGAAGAAGGCGGCGGAAGATTATCTTGGCCGCGAGCGCCACAACGCGCCGCCGGTCATCATCATCAACTACGACGCCATCCGTCTGCCGGGCGTGCTCAAGGTGATCGCCAAATGGGCGGGCCAGGGGCGAACCTATCTCACGATCGACGAGAGCATCCAGATTAAAGGCCACAAGTCGGCGCAGACGCGCGCCGTGCATAAGCTCGCGCCGCTATGCGCCTTCACCCGGATCCTGACCGGGCGCCCGCAAGTCCAAGGCCCGCATGATTTATGGGGCCAATTGCGGGCGATCGGATTGTTCGACGACCGCAACTTCTACGCCTTTCGCGGCGCGTTCTGTGTCATGGGCGGCTGGAACGACAAGGAAGTTCTCGCAGCCAAGAACGAAGGCATCCTCGCCGCCGCCATGCAGCCCTGGGTGTTCCAGGCCAAGAAGAAAGACTGGCTCCCGGCGCTGCCGCGCAAGGATTACACAATTCGTGACTACCAGATGTCAACAGAGCAATTTCGCCAATACAATTCGATGGAGCAAGAGTTCCTACTCTACATCGACACCGGCGTGGTCACGGTAGATGTCGCGATCGCTAAATATGCGAAACTGGCCCAGATCCAGACGGGCTTCATATATGA